ATCCATTGTCGCGTACAACTCGACTAGGTTTGCGGTTTCCTCGTTGCCTACAATCACTAACGAAAAATAAAACGTCATCGTTGGTGCAAACTGTGGAACACCCGCTGTCTCATCGCCGAGTGCTGGCATGTCAGTCTCTGCCGTCATCATCATGCGCGGCAGATGTTCAACACTGACTTGATACATTCCACTCTGAGACAATGTCTTGATCGTCGGAATCGCCTGTACGCGCGTCCATACCTCATCGAATAGGTTTTTGCATTCGGCTGGCATGGACGCCTCAAAGTTATTCGAGCTTGCGAACGGTGAGCACGATCGCGCCCTGTCGATCAAGATCGGTATCCGCAATGCGATAGACACCGGGCTCGATTTGATCGCCGCGCCAATCAGCAGCATCAACAACAATCTGATCATCCTCCATCGGCGGCACGCTCACTTCGATGGCTCGAATGTCGAATGTCGTTGTCTGATCCGAATAGATCGCGCCTTGATCAAGCTGGAAATCAGATGCGCGCGATTTCAGTATGGCGCGCACGCGATACGGCGGCTGCGATGGTTGTGAGATACGCGGGATGATGGTGATTGGACGCGCGAACGCCATCATCCCCGCGCGTATTGCCGTGTCGCTGAAGTTGATCGCCACAGGATCAAGGTGTTCCGGCTGGGTTGAGTCGCACGCGTCCGACCGACGATGGATTCGCGGCAGGTTCTGAAGCAACTCCAATCAGCGCGCCAGCGCCGATAGTCGCTTGCTTCGTGCCGACCAGCCAATTGATCGGAGCACCGACCGTCCACGCTTCCGCGCTGACTTTCGGAAACTCAAACACGCCCGTTGTTTTGATCGCAACGGGCGCACCGATTGCTGCCGTGACGGTAGCAACGCCGATCAGCTTGCCGACGATAACAAGATCGCCGCTGGTAACTGCAGCAGGAGCCGCAACGGTGATCGTGTCACCGGGTTCGATATAGTTTTTCATCTGCTCGATCCTCTATTTGAACCAGTTTTGAATTTTAGAACAACGTTGTTCTAAATCCGATTTCCGACTACGCGCCAGCGTTCTTGTAGAGTCCGCGCCAGTGCAGCGCTTTCACACCGGCATCAATGCGGACTTTGAATTCCGCACCATCAACATTCCAGCCCTCACGCTGATCCATGAAGGGCGTTTCGACACCGTCGAGATATGTCACTTCGACCGTGTCAACTTGCTGCGGATCAGAAATCAGATACCAAGCAGTGCCGTTGAGCCGGGTATCATAAATCGGCGTCGCGACGCCACGCACCGGGTTGCTGATCTGACCGGCGTCACCGGGGATGCGCTCTGATGTCATGACAGTGTTCATGACCATCGCGTATTCAGGCGGCGTCAGCGCAAACTTCGGCGAGACACCGATCGCAGTACCGATTCCTGCCTCGTCAGTCTGACGTGCCATCGCTGCACGCGCGGCACCGACTGATGTCACTGAAGGAACGGCAGGCGTCGGAGCGAGATTGCCGTGCGCTGTAGCAAACAAAGCAACGCCGTCCTGCATCACCGGATTGCCGTTGATGATCGCATAAACGAGATTGCCGATCGTGCGCTTGGCACCGCGCCCCATCTTGCGTGGCACGCGATTAAAGAAACCAAGATCATCATTGACGATCGCCTGTCGAGTAATGGCAAACATTTTGCCGTAGGTGGCGATCTGCACCGATGTTCCTGTGTCAGCGATCGTCCCGTACTTGTACTCGCCGCCTTCCTCGACCTTATCGAGACCGGGGAACAAGCCAAGATCGATGCGAGCGATCGGGCGGAAGTCTGTCGCCGTGCCCTTGCCGGTCCACAGCGGGAATGTTTCCTCGACTTCCTCATAGCCGATCATCATCGCACGATGCGCGACGTTGCCGAGAATGTTCCCGAAGTCGCTGGTGGAATGATAACCGGGTCCTTCAGCGCGCACCGTGAACGCCGCGCCGATCATTGTCATGCGATCCATCGCGCCGCTTTTGACGCCGCGCAATTGCAGAGAGGATCGCGCCAACTCGCTCAGCGTCAATCCGCTGAATTCGTTGCGCTCGCCGCCCTTCATGTTGGCACGGGCCATGAGTCCTTTGCTGACTCCGTCGATCCATTTGTCGAGTTGATCGACGGTGATGATCGCATTGATCCCGTTAATCGGGGGATTCTCTTGATGCGTCGGCGCGGTGTGGATTTCATTCCAGCGCGCATAAATCTTGTCGCGCGCATCATCGAGACTGATGCCGGAATTGACCAATTCCTCGGCAAACTCAGGCGGCAGCTTGGCCGCTCGAACGTGCTGAGTGATTCCGGCGACGCGACCACGTTCCGCCGCGATGGCATCGCGTGTTGCCGCTTGAATATCGACTACCGTTCCCGGCTTCGGCTCCGGTTGCGGCTGATGCGGCGGCTGATGCGGCGGCGAGGGCTGCGGCTTCGGCTCCGGCTGCGGCGTCGGCTGGTTGGGGTTTGCCGCCGCTTGCGTAAAGATTGCTCGCGCGGCCTCGATCTGCTCTGGTGTCAGTGGGGAAGGAGTAGGAACGGCGGGCGTCCCGCCGTTTTCAGGCGTCCTATTCATGATGTAACTCCGGGTTTGCGCGGCGGGGGCCGCAATAGTCGGTTTTGCGCGAAGTAACTTTGCCATTGAGGCCGCATCGAGCTTCGCGCAAGCCGCGACGCGCATAGGTGCTTCATCAATCAAGTCTGCGAAACCTTTGGCTTTTGCCTGTTGTGCTGTTAGATAGGTTTCGGCCTTCATCATTTGCCCGATTTCATCCCGACTCAAACCTGATCGCTTCGAATAGATGTCGATCATCTGATCGCGTTGCATGTCGATTATTTCGGCTGACGATCGCAGATCATCCGCGTTGCCGACCACCATCGCCCACGGATCGTGCAACATCATCGTTGAGCCCTGCATCATCTTGATGCTATCGCCAGCCATCGCAACGATGCTCGCTGCCGATGCAGCCATTGCATCAATCACAATCTCGATCCGACGCTGCGAGGCACGCAGGAGATTGTAGATCGCAATCCCTTCCTCAAGCGAGCCACCGGGAGAATTGATGCGAGCAACAACTGGCGACCCCACTGGCAGAGTCGCGATGCTGTCGAGCACATCGATCGCGCGCACGCTATCCTCGAACCACGATTCGGGATCAATCACGCCATAAAGGATTAGTTCGCCGTTCGTGATTAGTGATCGGGTGCCTTCCATCGCATAAACTCCTTCATCCCACCACAATTGGCATTCGTCCTCATCGAACCCTGCTTCCATGCAGCGCTCGATAAATTCTTCCTCGTCCTCGTCGTCTTCGGGTTCTAACTCAGGAATTTGCGAGCGCACTGCTACACCGGAGCAGCGCGACCGTTTCGTCTGCGCGCATTAACCGGTGCAGCTTCGCCGCCGCCGCCGCCAGCGCCCGGTTTCGGCACCTTGACCGGCTGCACGCTCGCGATGCCTTCATTCTCGCCGACCGGATCGCCAGTCGCAGCGAGTGATTTCTGTTCGACGCCGCGACCAGACACAACACGCGGATCGCTGTCGAGCACTAGGCCGAGCTTGTCTGCCATCGCCGCATCTGCCGCCAATTCCTGATAGGTCTGCAAGGGATCGTAACCGTTGCGTCGAATTTCCTCGCTGCGCGATGTCAAACCAAGGCGGATCGATCGTCCTGATGCTTCAATCTCTGTTGACGGATCGATCATCTCGCGGCGCGGCGGCGTCCATTCGATGTTGAACGGTTGATCTGATCCGGTCATCACTGCGACTGCGTCACGCGTCCATATTTCAAGCGGGTCCATCATCATCGGCATCAGCATGTTCCAACGCCACGTGTCGATCGATCGCTGATATTCGAGCCAGCCCATGCGACCGCTCGAATAGTTGACGTTTGTTAGATCGCCTGTCAGCGCTTCATAGGTGATGTTGAGACCCGCCGCGATTTCTCGCAGCGTCACTGTCGAATATCCGCCGAAGTCCGTCGTCAGCGGCGGCGTCGCGAAGCTGATCGATTCTCCTTCACGCAAGCGATTGATCATGCCCGGTTCAAACTGCTCGATCGCAAGTCCTGTTGGCGATTTCTCCAATCCCTCCGGTGCCGTTGGCACGAAGCCTTCCACCGTTGTGATGAATGCCGCGAAGCATGCCGCGATTTTTTGGCGCATCAGTTGCGCGTCGGTGTAGTCGGCGAAGTCGCGCATTCGCATCATCACTGGCGCGAACCAAGAAACGCCGCGCACCTGACCGGGGCGATCGACACGGTACACGTGCGCCACGACCGATGCAGGAACACGAATGCCGCGCAGATTTCCTAAGCCAGTCCAGCCACCGGGATGACGATCATACAAATAATAAGCGACGCGCTCGCCGATCGAATTGAATTCGACTCCTTGAACACAGAAATTGCCGTTGGCTAATTCCCCATCCGTGAACGTGTCGAGATAATCAGGCTCAAGGACTTGTAGTTGAAACGGCAGATCGAATCTGTTTTGAATTCGACGCGGGCGTTTCCTGATCAGCACTTCGCCAGATTCAACGATGCATTGCATTGCCAGATTTTGAATGCCGTACAGATTCTGCCGTCGCTCAATATCAATTTCGCTGCTCTCCAAATGATCCTTGACCAGCGCGGTCAAATCAGCAGTGCGCTTTTCCGTTCCTGCATTCGTCACGCGCGGCACGATGCCAGCGCCAACGATGTTGTGTGCCAGCGTTCCCTTTGCTCGCGCTGCGAATGCGTTATTGCGCACCATGTCGCGCGCAGCGTCGCGCAATCTAACAGTGCCGATGCGTGTTTCGTAATTGGCATCCGTTCCGATCGCGCGCCATCCTTGTGTGCGACGACTGAGCGTCGCTGCATCGTATAGCGCTTTTGTTTGATCGAGCCGCGCAATGCGCGCGCGAGCTTCCGCACGTTTTGCTGCTTTGACCGGATCGATAAAACCAATCGTCCGATCAAGCCAATTCACCGAAATGGTCTCCAAGTATAGCGATCGTAATACACTTCCCGTGGCGCGATGCCGTCAGTGTAGGCCGCAACTGTTGTCCTGCCCGGAGGCGCGGGCAGCGCGCCGAGTTTGTAAAGTTGCTGCATCAGATCATCACGCGCGCGGAATAATTCTGCGAGCGTGCGATAGGTGACTGACTTGCCGTCATAGGAAACGGAGCTAGTGCCGCTCGCGATTGCTTCATTGAGAGCGCCGAATTGCGCAAGCAATTGAGCAACAAGAAGCGAGACCGGATCGACGGGCGGCACTGTTCCGTTTGTCATAGCGAATTACTTTTTGCTGTGCTCAGCTTTTTCCTTTTCGGCTTTCTCCTTTTCCGCTTTCTCCTTTTCGCGACGTTCGGCGCGTGCTTCCTTGTCCGGGTCTTCCACCAGTACAACGCGCGGCATCAGCGTATCCGCGAGTCGCTCGACGTGCTTGGCGGCTTCATCCGGTGTCATGCGACGCGCGCCAGCGTCCAACGATGGTCGCGAGTTTGGCGGAAGCTCAGTGCCAGCTTCAGCAGTGCCAGCTTGCGCGGCACCCATCGTCATGACGACTTCGCCTTCCTCGGGTTTCTTGCGCACGGCAAATGGCAGACTGTCCGACCCGATCGCGATGACGACGACGCTGCCATCATGAATCGCTTTCTGCACTTCCTCATCCGACACGTACTCAGTCGGCAGACGCAGATTGGTGCCGCTGGGATCAGTCGGCGTTTCGGGCGCTGCCCACACACCGCCGCGCTTCGACAGCACACCGCTCGCATGTTCCTTGCTCAAGATTCCATCCACCGTTGCGGGACTGCCGCTTTCCGCATGCTGCTGCTCAGCCA